AGCCGAGCAGCGCAAGGCGTTCCGAGCCGAGCAAGAGGCGCTTGCGAAGGAGCGAGCGGCGCTCCAAGCCGAGAAGGAGCTCGCGGAGAAGATCCGCGCTGCGAAGGACAGCCCGTCCGAGCTGCTGGCTCTCACCGGCCTCGAGCCGAAAGAATTCCTAGAGAAGCTCGCGACCGAGCACGAGCCTCAGCAGCTCGTTGCCCGCGTTGTCGCCGCGGAGCGCGCCGCGCGCGAGGAACTCGCCAAGAAGCTCGAAGCACTCGAGGCCGCCCGCGAACAGGACGCGCGCAGCTTCCGCGCCCGCGAGATTGAGACAAGCGTCCAGCGGGCCGGGGATGCCTTCGTCAACTTCGTGAACAACGAAGCCGAGAAGTATCCCCACATCCTGGACGAATTTGCCCCCGATGAAGCCGTGCGCGTGGCGCTTTCGGCGCTCGAGGAGACCGTCGGCTACGACGAGAACGGCAGGCCCGTGTCTCGCTCCGAGGCCTACCGTCAGAGGTTTGGCGACTATCCGGATGACGCCGCGATTGCGGAATACCTGGATCACCTCGCCCAAGAACGTGCATCGAAGAAGAGCGCATGGCGCGCGCGTAACGGACACAGCGCCACCCACCCCAGTCAGGGCAAGCCCGGTGAGAACGCTATCGGCCGCTCGGTCAAGGCCGCAACGCCGCGCACGCTGACCAACGGGACAGCATCGCAAAAGGCGACCGCGCCCAAGGAATGGTCTCAAGAGGACGCCGACCAGGAGTCTTTGAGAATCCTAAAGCAAATGTACGCCAGCGACTGACCCGAACGGCAGCCGAGCGCGGGTGGCTTTCCACACCTGACTCGGAGTTTGCCCTATGGGAGTTTTGGATACGACCGCACTGAATGCGGTCCTAAAAGTTCAGTACACACAAAAGAAGGTCAACCTTCTTACCTATCCCGATAACCCGTTTTACGCGTTGATCTCCAAGCGCACTGACTTCGTCGGTGCCAACAAGGTCGTCGCGATTCGAAACGGAGCGCCGCAGGGCCGTGGTGCCGACTTTACGTCCGCACTCACGAACATCTCGGCGAGCGTTTACAACAAGTTCACCGTCACTCGCGTCAAGGATTACGCGTTCGGTCAGGTAACGACCGAGGCGATCCGTGCGAGCAAGAACGACGCGGGCTCGCTTGTCGACGGCCTCAAGGAAGAGGTCGACGGGGCGATTTACACCTGCATGCGGTCGCTTGCGATCGCCATGTTCAAAAACTCCGGCGGCGCGCGAGGACAGATCTCCTCGGGCTCGAACGTCGGAACGCCGACCATCACGCTCGCGAACGTCTCCGACATCGTGAACTTCGAAGTCGGAATGATTCTCAACGTCTCGGCCACGGACGGCACGAGCGGTGCGAAGCGAGCGGGCACGGTCACCATCACCGCGCTCGACCGCGACGCGGGAACACTGACCGCGTCCGGCAACTGGACCGCCGGCATCGCAGCCGCCGCCGCTGGAGACTACATCTTCCAGAACGGCGACTTCGAGGCCACGAAGTCGATGATCTCCGGCCTCGGAGCGTGGATTCCCACGACCGCCCCGACCGGTGGTGATTCGTTCTTCGGTCTCGACCGCTCGAGCGACACGACCCGCCTCGCGGGCGTTCGTTACTCGGCCGGCTCGGGTGGTCCCATCGAAGAGATTCTCATCGACACGGCCGCCCGCCTTGTTCGTGAGGGCTCCAAGCCGTCGCACGCGTTCCTTAACCCGCTCGACTATGCCAACTTCGTCAAGGCACTCGGCAGCAAGGTTATCTATGACCGCGCCAGCCCGGTGGACGAGCCTTCGATCGGATTCGAGGCCGTGAAGTTGATGGGCCCGAAGGGTCTCATCAAGGTCATCCCGGATCTCAACTGCCCCAAGGGCTTCGGCTACATGCTGCAGCTCGATACGTGGGCTTTCGAGTCGCTCGGCCCGGCGCCGGGAATCATCGAAGAAGACGGAATGCGCATTCTGCGCTCCGCTACGGCTGACTCGTACGTCGTACGCGTTGGCTATTACGGAAACATGACGTGCGTTGCCCCCGGGTGGAACGCCGTCATGACCCTCTGATTAGGAATTAGCGCCATGCAAAGAACGCTATATCCCTCTCAGAGCTACGGCTCGGGCCGCGTTTACCTGGAATTTCAGTTCCAGGCAAACGGGGCCTCTCAACCGTCGCTCTCCACCGTGGACGGGGCCGACGCAGTCGCCTCGTTCAACCGTACCGGCGCGGGTGTCATCGTCGTCACGCTCAAAGACTCCTTCAATAAGGTGATTTATGCGGGTGCCGACATCGACGACACGCTGAACGATGGAGCCTATGCCACCATCAGCAACGTGACGAACGAGGGCACCTCCAGCGCCCTCACGTTTACGATCCGAACGCGCAACGCGGCCGGAACTGCTGCGGACATGGCGGCGGCACGCAAGATCGGAGTGGTCCTCATCCTCCGAAATGGCAACTGGGGAACCAAGTAATGGAATCCCTCCGTAAAAAGCCGGGTCTCGCCCTGGTCGTCAGCGTTGGCAAAGAGAAGCACGCCGACCCAGACGAGAAGGACGAGACCGGCGACGGAGCCCTTGACGAGGCGTCTTACAACGCCGCCGTCGGGGAGCTCGCCGAGGCGCTCGGAGTCGACAACACCAAGGTCGACGACTTCGCCAGCGCATTCAAAGCGGCCGTGATGGCATGCATGGAATGAGGTAAGGGGTCGTGCGTCAGACGTGCTTCCAGTCTTGTCCGACAATGACGCGACGCGCAGTCGAACGTGCGACCCCGTACCTTTTTCCGATCTTCGCGAACGACAGTCCCGTCTGCTCCCGCAAGCGACGCATCGCGAGCACTTTTGCACGAGTGAGCTTTGTTTGCGGCAGACGCTCCCCGCGAGCGACGACAAGGCGCCCCTTGGCTGTCATGTCGGCCACGTTCTCTCGAGCGGTTCCGAGGAACAAATGATCCAGGTTCACACAACGTCGGTTGTCGCATCGGTGACACACCATCAGCCCCGGGGCGATGGATCCCCGGCGAAGAATCCAGTGCGCGCGCCCGGCACTCATGGGGCTACCTCCGTGCACGATCGTGAACTTGCCATAGCCATCGCGGGCAACATGGCCGGCCCATTCGACGCACCCGCTCTTTCGCGGCCTGCAGAACCTTTGGAACCTAACCAGCGGATCTACGAAAGGGCGTCCCATCTGGTTTGTGTAGCGCGGGGTCCGGCTCATGTCTAGGACGCGGACTCTCACCAATCTCATTGCAGACTGTCGCCAACGTGCGAACATGGAGAACTCCACGTTCATCACGGATTCGGAGATCACCGAATACCTAAACCAGGAACTCGCGGAGCTGTGGTCACGGTTGATCCAAGGACAGGGCCAACCGTTCTACCGCTCCTCGAGCTCCATCACTGTCACGAGCGGCACCGCGCTCTACAACCTGCCCTCGGACTTCTTCGAGGTACAGGAGGTCATTGCCACGATCGGAGGGGTCTCCGGACCTCTCCGGCCGTTCATGGCCTCGGAGCACGGCTACCTCGTCAACGGCGGTGCGGTCACGCTCCTGCCGGGGTTCGCCGTCCGGTATCGCATCCAAGCGAACCAGATTGAATTTGTCCCGTCGTCGCAGTCGTTCACCGCGATTCTCTACTACTCGCCAACACAGCCCAGGCTGTCAGCTGGCGGCGACACGTTCGACGGATTCGCAGGCTTCGAGATGGCTGCCATTTACGGCACCGTTGCCACGATGCTCGCGAAAGAGGAAAGCGATCCCTCTTTCTACGTAGGGCAGAAGGAACGCATCTACCGGCACATCGACTCGCTCGCCTCGCAGCGCGACGCCTCGGCACCCGAGCGCGTTCAGGATGTCTCGCAAGACTTCGGCGGGTGGTGGCCGTAATGGCAACGCTTCCGCGGAAGCTCGCCTTTCGGCAGGAACACACCGGCGATCACGTTCTCGACCGCGCACAGCGCGGCGCGCAGACGGCCACCACCGGCGTCAACACGCTTACCGCGGCGTTCAACTCCGTCCCCTTCCTGAACGGCAAGCTCGTCACCGGGCTCGCTTTCACGGCAGCCGTAGCCAAGACAGTAACCCACGGTCTCGGGCGTGTAGCGGCCGGCTACATCATCGTTCGCAACTACGGCGCAAACGTCGCGAACGTGGTCGGTGAATCCGGTGCCGCCGCAGCCGACCCGCTGAATCAGATTGTTCTCATTACGACGGTCAATTCCACGTTCGATATCTGGTTTTTCTGATGCTCCAGTTCCAGAACGTTCAAACCGGGTTCCGTTTCGGCATCAACGAAGGAACCGATCCGCATCAGCTGCCTCACGGCACGCTGACAACAGCGGAGAACGTGGTTTGGAAGAAGTCTGGGCGCTTGCAGAAGCGTTTCGGAACGGCATCGATGACCCAGAACATCACCGGCGGAGGCACGTTGTCGGCCTGCTCCAGGCTTGTGACGCGTGGCTCGGAGCTGGCGCTGATTGACGGGTCGAACCTGTATGCCTACTCATCGGAAACCACGACGTGGACGAGCGTCGGCAAGGTTCCGGAGGCGAGCATGCGTGTCCGCACCTTGCTCGACACGGCGACTGGTGTCGGTCAGATGGATCTCGCGGTCTCGTCCGCGGGACTCATCGTGCAGGCCTGGATTGTCGGCGACCCGACCTCTGGGACTCCTCAGGGCGCTCTGTTCGTGCAGGTGCTTGGAAGTGGCGGCACCTCCGTGGTCGTGGCGCCCACGCGCCTGTCGGCCTCGGGGAACAATATCGTACGCGTACTCATCATCAGCTCAACGGCGATCGTACTCACGCGCAACGGCGCCAACGTGGTCGCCTACACGGTCAACCTGTCGACTCTTGCGGTCTCCGCGGCCACGAATCTGCGAACCGACGGACTCGCCACGCCGTTCGATCTCGACGCGTGCGTCATCGGAACGAACTTTGTGATCGTCTACGGCGTTACCGCAGCGGGCGGGGTCAAGGTCTACTCGTACAATACGAGCCTCGCGCAACAAGCGACCGCCACGGTGGAGGCCGGAATCAACTCCCTTTATGCCGGCATCGACGGCGCCTCCGGAGAGTCGCTATACGTCGTCTATTACCCCACGGGTGGAGGGACAAACCTGCGCATGGCGGTTCACAACCCGTCAACGCTCGCGCAAACCGTAGCGCCGTTTACGGTCGAGAGCGTCGCGGGCGGGTTTCTTCAGTGCTCGGTGTGTCGCTTCGATTCGAGCAACGCGCTCGTCGCCTACACAACGTCGGAATCACCTGGACGGCTGACCACGTACAAGGTCACGTCGGCGGGCTCGGTAACCACGTCGAGCGAACGTGGAACGTGGGGACTGAAGCAGGTCTCTCGGCCCTTCATGGTGAACGGGCGCTGCTACATCTTGGCGCACGATCTCATCAGCGCCATCCTGTCAACCTACCAGGGAAACAACACGTACCTGTGCGAGGTCGAAACATCGACAAAGGGATCTCTCGGTAGCTTCGTCCCGCACCGCATCCTAGGCAAAGTCGACCACCTCATCGGTGGACAGACGGTCAACGGCAACGTGCCCAACGTCGTCGCGGCATCGTCGACGAGCTTCCTAGTAGCCGCGCCGTTTCTGGCTACAGCCCCGCAGAAGATCACCACGTGGCGTCAAGGCGTACGACTCGTGACCATCAGCTTCGGCGCGTCGCTTCCGTCCGACATGTGGAAGAGCGTCAACTACGGACAAGAGAGCTACCTCTTTGGCGCCGGGCCCATGGCCTACGACGGCCGAAGCGTCTTCGAGCATGGTTTTTTTCGACAGCCGGTTTTGCTCACCGGCGTCATCAACAACCCGGCGGGCGCCATCGTCGCCGGGAACTATCTCTACGGCTTCTACGACGAGTACCGGAGTCAGGCGGGGGTCCTGCACCGCGGCCCGACAAGCACCTGGACCGTTTCGGTAGCCGGCACGCCCTCGACGGTGGCGCTCACACTCGTCAATCAGAACATCACCAATAAGCAGACGATCTCGACCGGCTTTGCCTCGGTGTCAGCCGTCGGGATTTTGCAACCTATCTACCGAACCGTCGTGAACGGTAGCACCTACTACCGCGAGACGTATGATCCGACGTTCAACGTCGTCAACGTCGATCCGATGTCGCGAACGCAGACGCTTACGGACTCGAGAGCTGACGCAAGCATTGACGGCGCCGGGACGGTCCTGAGCACGCGGCCAACGCTCTACACGACCGGGGGCATTGTCGACGACGAGCACCCCGTATCGAGCCTGACCGCGGCGTATATGCGTGGGCGCTTGTGGATGCTCGCAAGCGATGCGCGCACGTGGTGGTTCAGCAAAAGCTTCCAGGACGATGCCGGCGTCGCCCCGGGATTTTCTACAAGCTTCCGAATCGCGTTTGATCAGGACATGACAGGCGCCATCGCGATGGACGAGAAGAGCGTGTTCTTCTCCCAAAATGCCATTTGGTACATGTTCGGCGACGGTCCGGCGGCGAACGGGCAAAACAGCGACTTTACCAATCCGCAGCAATTGCAGACGGACGTGGGTTGCACGAACCCGCGAAGCTTGGTCTCGACGCCCGACGGGATCATGTTCCTAAGCGATCACGGGATCTATCTCCTGACGCGGAAGATGGAGGCCGTCTGGATTGGAAAGCCGGTCCAGGATGTCCTCGCAGCATTTCCGAACATCACAAGCGCCGTCTCGTTGCCCAAGTACGGGCAAGTGCGTTTCACGTGTAACAATGCGGCGGGTTCGAGCGGTGTCGTGCTCGTGTACAACTACACCGAACAGCAATGGTCGGTGTTCAAGTACTCCGACGGCTCAACGGCCTCCGTGCCCATCGCCGACGCGGTCCTTTGGAACGGCGTCTATACGTTCGCGACGACCGGCGGAAAGGTGTTCACCGAAAGCGAATCCACGTATCTCGATGCGGGGTCGACGTGGGTAGCCATCAAGATGGAGACGGCATGGATAAGCGCCGCGGGGCCGCTGGCGTTTCAGTCCGTGCGCAACTTTGCCCTCAACGGCATCAGCGCCACGAATCACGACCTGGTCGTGTCCGTCGGATTCGACTCGAATACGACTTATCAGCAAACGGCGACGTTTCTCGCCGGCTCCGCGGTTACCGCAACGGGAGACCTAGAGGAGTGCACCGTTTCCATCGGAAACCGCCGCAAGTGCGAAAGCATCCGCTTCAAGATTGAAGATGCGACACCGACGAGCCCGGGCACGTACCCGGTAACCACAGGACAAGGACCCATCTTCGAAGCCATGGCGCTCGAAGTGGGCGCGAAGAAAGGACTGTCGCCCGAGCCGGCGACAAAGAGAGGCTAGCTATGGTCGCACAGTACGAGAATCCCAACGCTGGTAACCTTCGCGACTCGACGCGCGACCGCACCTCTCTCGGTGGCCGAGCCCGCACGTACAACGACCGCGGCGAACTCGTCATGGGTAGCGCGGATGATGCGACCCAGCGCTACCAGGGCCTAGGCGAATCGGCCGCAAGGCGCGCGGCCTATCAAGCGAACTACGCCGGGTACGACCAGGCAATGAAGCAGGGGCAGCAATCGCGCGCGGCCCAAGGCGACGCCCTCTCACTACAGCGCAATGCCGCGTATGGCAACGCCCCGAGCCAAGCGCAGATCCTCGGCCGCAACATGCTCGACGAGTCCATGAACTCGCAGATGTCCATGGCCGCGAGTGCACGCGGAGGCTCCCTCGCCCAGGCGGCGGCGCAGCGTTCGGCCGCGAACAACATGGCGGCGCAGCAGCAGCAGGGCGTGAACCAGCTCTCGGCGCTCCGAGCGCAGGAAATGGCGCAAGCGCGAGGCGAGTACATGGCGGGGGCGAGCGGCATGCGCGGCCAGGATTACGGCGCGGCGGGTCTTGGTCTGCAGCGTTCGGCGCAGGACATTCAAAACGAGCAATTCCAGCGACAACTCAACCAGCAGGGTCAGCAGCACTACGAGGATATGGGCCTTCGCGCGCAGGAAGATCAACAGCAGGCAGACATGCAGGCCGCGCAGTTGGATGCGGCGAACTACCAGAATCAGACGCATCTCGACCAGCATTCGCAAGATCGCGAAACGGGGCTCATTGCGAGCTTGGCCGGCGCAGGTGGCTCCGTCGTGGGTGCGCTAGGGGATGCGTTCGACTTCAGCGACGAACGCACGAAGATGGACGTCACTGGCCTCGCGGACATCGCGCACGGCGCCGCGGATGATGCAACGTCCAACGCGTCGTCGGTGGGTCACGACATGACAGCGAAGGGCGCCGAGACCGCTACGGCTCCCAAGAAGAGCGGCCCCGGGCTAGGCCACGCGCTCGGAGGTATTGCAGCGAAGACTGGTCAGAGCATCGGCCAGAGTTACGGCCCGATGGACCGCTCGACGCTCACATCTCTTGAGTACAGGCCCATCGTGTCCTCGTTCGGCGCAAAGATGGATATCCACCCCATGGCGCAGTCGGGCGTCACAAATCCGACCTTCGACAAGCTCTCGGCGGGCGGCGGCGGCATGGACGTCATGGGCTCGCTCAAGGCGCACTCAAACTTCGGGACTCAGTTCGTCAAGAGTCCGATGACGTCGGACGAGCGCGCAAAGGACGTCGTGCCGCTCGCTGACGCGGGAGCCGCACAGCTCCACGTGGGTGACGACGGCCGCGCGTTCTACGCCGTACCGGCGCAACCTTCGGGACCAAGTCTCGCAGGGCCTACGCCGCGCTATTCGGTGGGGCTCGGAGCCACCGCGGCGGCGAAGGCAAAGGAAGAAGAGCCGAAGAAGAAGCGCAAGATGTCGGACGCCGAAGCTGCGGAGCTGTCGCGCAAGGCTGACGCGATGATGGCGGGTGACCGTGCGAACCTCGCCCGTGGCGCGTCTGTCGACCCAATGCAGGACGCGAACCGAGCGCAAGAAGGCTTCGCCTACCGCTACAAGCCTGGGTTTACCCCGTCGAACCAAGCTGACGGAGAACAGAACGTTGGACCGATGGCGCAAAACCTCGCGGCGGACCCAGTGGCGAGCACCGCGGTCAAGCGCGACGCGAACGGGTACATGGTTCTCGACCCGAACAAGCTCTCAAAGCTGCACTCTGCAAGCATCGCGAGCCTGCAAAAGCAAATCGACGAGATGAGGGGTCAGGGCGAGGTGAGCGCCCATGATTACGAGCTTGCCCGTCGTGCCGCAGCCCGGAAGGGGTACTGAGATGGCCAACATCTACGGACTCGGCCCACGTTATGACCTCAGCCCCGCCGCACTTGCGGGCCTCGCGAACATCGCAGGGCAGAAACCGCCACCGGTGAACCCATCTCCGCCTGATATCCCGTCCGCCGATGAGTTCGAGAGACGGATGGTCGAGGGAGCACTACCTGCCAATCCGACGCCGGAGGACGTAGCGCGAGCAAAACGCACCGTAGAGGACGCGGCGAACCTCCCTACTGGCGTCGTGGGCGCGACCAATCCCACCAGGATTCCGGGATGGACTCCAGAAAAGCAAAAGGAGTCGGACGAGCAAGCGGCACGCGACGAGGTCCTCAAGGCGTCCAATCCTCAAGGGCCAGCGCAGGACAATTTCCCGTCCGTGCGCCAGGACCTGACCGACGATGGGCAGATGCCGTCATTCACACGGCCGACGCCGGCTCACTGGCAGTCGACGACGCACGACATCACGACTGAGCGGAACATGGATCCGAACTCGCTCGACCAGGCGCGCGACTATGCGCAGGACGCCGCAGGGCAGCAGCTTCTAGCTCACGACAAGCGGATGGAGGCAGCTGTCTACCAAGGCGCGATGGACTCGGCGCAGCGGTACGGCAAGAAGATGGCCGATGATTACTACGGCGCGAGACTTCGCGAGATGGAGGCACATAAGGAGGCCTACCAGCGTCAAGAGATGGCGAAGCTCAACGAGCTCGTCATGCAGGCGAACGTCAAACCAGACCCGAACGCCTACTGGAAGGACAAGGGGACCGCGGGGAAGATTTTCGCGGCGATCGCAATTGGCCTCGGACAGTTCGGCGCTTCGATGACGGGGGGCCAGAACGCCGCGTATCAGATCATCAAGGACGGCATCGACCGGAGCATGCGCGCGCAAGAGGCAGCCTCTGCGAACGCACGCAACACCTTCGTCATGCGACAGAGCCTGTACCAAAACAACCTTGCCGTGCTCGGAGACAAGGAACGCGCGCTTCTTGCAACGCGCATGCAGTACCTCGACAACGTCACCGACACGATCAAGCAAGGCATGCTCGGCCGCGGCAAGGCGGGGGCCGATGCGGAAGCGCAAAAGAGCGAGTTCCTGCAAAAGTTCTACGACGACCGCGCCAAACTGGAGACCGAGTTCGCGAAGCTCACCGCGGTCAAGGCGACCGAGAAGAGCGCGGAGAAGTTCGTGCCCGCGAACGCAGGCGGACCGGCAGACAACAAGCGCGAGGCCCTTTACGTGCCGACCCTGGGGGGCTACGCGCGCGACGAGCCGACGGCGCGCGAGCTGAATAAAAAGGGTGCGCTTCGCATGCAGATGCTGGAGAACATGCATCAGATCGACGCCCTTCTTGAGAAGGCCAAAGGGATGAACTCCCTGACGTCTCCGCTCGCTCTCGCTCAGATGAATCAGCAGATCGAAACCCTCGTCAACGACACCCTCACCAAGAACACGGTCATCGAGGGACAGGGTGCCATGAGCGAAGGTGACAAGGTGGTCGCGCAGGCGGCCAAGGGCCTCAAAGATCTGAGTGCCAACTTCCGGACTAACGGGCAGATCACACGTTCCCAAGAGAACGTGCGCAAGGCGGCAACAAACATCCAGGTAGCCTCGCGCCTCGACAAGGAGGGCTACGGCATCCAGTCGGGCAAGGAGCGTTACCGGCCCGGTCCAAACGGGCCCGTTCCGACGCAGCAGCTCGAAGGACGCACGGCGCCTGTGTCGAAGCAAACGACGGCGGTGGATGACCTCGTCGTCCCGCCGAAGGGCGAGGTGAAAAAGAAGTAATGGCCGACGAGGCACGTTCGCAAGAGACCGTCCCGGTCGTCACTCCCTCGGGCAAGGTCGGTTACCTTCCGAAGATCTTCGCGAAGGAAGCGGCGGGCGTCCGCAAGGCGACCGATACGGAGCTCCGCGCCGCGCAGGCTATCGAGAATCAGAAGGCGACCGAGAAAGCGCTCGCGGACAAGTTCGAGAATGGTGGTCTCCTCAAAGCCATCGAGGGCACGCTCGCGCCGGCAGCCGCAGGCGCCGCCCGCGGCCTGACGCTTGGGGGCTCCGACGAGGTCGCAACGAGCCTCGGACGGCTGTTCGCGGGCGATGAGGGCCGAGCCGCGGTCGCACGACGTCTCTCGGAGTATCGCGACTACGCCCCGATCTCCTCGGCCGCGGGCGAGATCGGAGCCATCGCCGGCGCTGCCCTCCTTGGTGACGAGGCGGGCGTGGGCGCTCTTCCGAACGCTGTTGGCCGTCTCGGTGAAGCTGTCGGAGGGGGCGCGGCTCGGATGTTCGGAGGCGGTGCACTCGCTCGCGCGGGCGGCATCCTCGCCAGGGGCGCGGTCGAAGGTGGCATCTACGGCGCAGGTGGCGCGGTCACCGAGGCCGCGCTCGGCAACACGGACCTTAGCGGCGAAGCGCTCGTTGCGGGTGGTGTTCACGGCGCCATGTTCGGCGCAGCGCTCAGTGGTGGACTTGGTGCCATCGGCAAGATCGGAAGCGAAACGGTCGGCGCCATCAAGGGCCTGCGCGCCCCGAAGGCTGGCGACCTCGAGTCGCTGGCAGAGCGCACGTTTGGAGAAGCCGCACCGGGCGTCGGGCAGAAGCTCACAGCGGAGGGTGGCCCCTACCGCGCCGGCGCATCGCTTGCGGACGTCAAGCCGCCCGCGGCCCTCGGGGAGCCCAGCAAATCGGACACGCTAAAGGAGATCTGGCGTAATCGCGAGATCACACTCGGCAAGGGCGAGGACGCCCTCGAGTCGCACGCGCGCGACTTCTCGAAGGCCATCGACGCGCAGCAGCAGGCGCAACGCGTGACGGACATGGCGACCTTCGGCGACGCCAAGGTCAATCACATGTCCAAGCTTGTCGACAAGGAGCAGGCAGCAGCGCAAAAAGCGCTCCTTGGGGAGTTCGCGGCAAGCGCGCGACAGACTGCGGAAGACCTCGGCGGGGACCTCACAAGCGGCCTTTCTCCCAAAGTGAAGCGCGAACTCCTGGCCCACGTCACCAAGCTGGAGAAGGCCGTGGATGCCGGCGAGTCCGCGAAGATGTTCGAGGTGGCCGACAACGTGAAGCGGTTCGTGGATCGCCACGCTGGTCATGGTTCGCCGGCTTTCGGCCGGACGATGGCGCAAAAAGAGTTTCTTGGCATGGCGGACAAGATGCGCGCCGGCCTGGAATCCGAGGCGTGGGGCGCAGCCGGCGAGGCGCAAAAGGCCATCAACGCGGCGACGCACGAGAACATCTCGAACGGCGCCCGTTTTCGAGGCAAGTTCACCACACAATACGGCGATACGGCGGGCGTGCCGAACTACGTAGCCAACACAGAGGCGGTGTCCTCGTTCATGGGTCGCCTCACGGCGGCAAAGAACGACCTGGATGCGCGGGCGGTACGCGATGCTATCGGCGCGCGGCGGGCGTTCCTCGACGCCACCGAGAGTCAGTACTCACACGGCGCAGCGGCGACCGCGGCGATCGCGCAGGAGCGCGCAGCGCTCGCGAAGATGGAAGCGACGTTCGAGAAGGCCACGAAGGAAACGTCGCTCGTCAATCAGACCAAGCGACTACAGGCAGAGGAACACGCCTCTGGCATCGGCGGCCTCCTCGGCGCTGTCACCGACATTGCCACGCGGCCTGTCACGACGCTTCACCGCCTTGCGCAGATTGAGGGAGCGGTCAAAAGCGTGCTCGGTAAGACCGAGAAGGGTGTGCGGTCGCTCGTGGGTGCGTCAGAGACAGTGGCCCCGGCCGAGATTGCGGCACCGCAGGGAAAGGGGTTCTTTTCTTCCCTTCTCGACAGCGCGAAGCCTGCAGCGCGCAACGTGGCGATGTCGCAAGGAGCAAAGGCGACCTTCGACAAACGCGTGTCGCAGATCCAAGCGCTCCAGGCGAACCCTGCGATGCTGACCGACCGCATTGGTCAGGCGGTGGCGCCCATGTCGGACCATGCGCCGAAGACAACGCAAGCGGCGACGCGTACGGGTATTAGCGGTGTGCAGTATCTGGCGAGCTTGATTCCGTCGTCCCGAAAGGACCCCTTCACGCTGCAGCCGCAGTTTCAGCCGTTCTCACGCGCGAGCGACGCGGAGCGCGCGAAGTTCATGCGGGCCTTCGAAGCGATAGAAGATCCGACGATTGTTTTGCGTGCCGCGAAGAGCGGCACACTGACGCGCGACCACGTCGAGGCGGTCAAGGCCGTTTACCCGGAGCTCTACGCGAAGATTCGGCAGCAAGTCGCCGAGTCTCTCGTGAGCAGCAAGTCGGAGCTCCCCTACTCACGTCGGATTCAACTTGGTATTCTGCTAGGCATTCCCACAGATCGCACGCTTGCGCCGGACTTCATGCAAGCGATCCAAGGGTCCTTCCCAAGCGCGGGAGAACCCGGAGCGGAGTCACCGCCTCCAACATTGTCGCGCCCGATTCAGGTAGCGAGCGCCCTCGAGACGGCCACGCAAACGGCCACGTCGGAGGGCTTGGAGAAGTGACACATGTCCGAAGCAATTTGGACGATGCCAAAGGTCGACAACGGCAACGACTTCGTGCGCTCCACAAGCGCCACCGCAGCCGGCACCGCGGGTATCGTAATCATCGGGTCTAAGTCCGGCCGGTTCTACCGCGGCTTTTTCAAGAACAGTGCAGCAACAAACTACTGGCTGCAAATCTTCGATAAAGCCACCGCGCCGGTAAACACCGACGTTCCGATTTGGGAAAAGAACCTCCCATCCTCGGGCGAGGTTGAGATCGATCTCGTCAACGTCAATGGTCTGTACTTTTCGCTAGGCCTCGGCATTGCGATCAGTTCGACGGCAACGACGCTGACACTCGCGATTGCGAATGATCTCGCCTACCGGTCGATCCTCTACACCCGCGCCACCTAATGAGCTCGGATTTCCTCCGTCTGGCACGAGGGCAACCGCTGCTCTCTAGGACCTCGGCGATGGTGTTTCCACCGTTGCCTGCTCCGTCTATTACCAGTGTCACTCCGAGCAACGGGGCAGACACCGGAGGAACATCCGTGCTCGTCGCGGGTCTCAACTTCCGCACCGGAGCGACGGTCAGCTTTGGCGGGACACCCGCCACCGGGGTCAACGTGCTTGGGAGCATGCTCCTGTCGTGCAACACGCCGGCGCATGCCGTTGGCGCGGTTACGGTGAGCGTGACGAATCCGGACGGGCAGACCGGCAGTCTCGCGAGTGCGTTCACGTACACAAGCGCGTTTACGCCAGCCGACCTCACGCTCTCCGGATATTGGAAGGCGAGCTACAGCGGCTCTCCGTGGGTGGGTACAGCGAGCGCTGGCGCAAGCGGCGGTCGCAACTTGACCGAAGCGACGAACGCGCCATCTGTCGGCTCCGCCGTGAACGGCCTTACGCCTGCACACTTCGGGGGCTCCAATAGCAAGCTCGGGGGCGCAGCGGTCAGCACCTACATGACTGTGGCGGCCTATGGCGGATGGGCACTTCTCAACGTCCCCAGCATCTCCACCAACTCCGCATTTCCTTCGCTCTACGACAACGTCACGATCTGGAGCAACGGCGCTTTCGGCGGCCTCGTCCTCCGAAGCAACAACACCGTCACGCTCTTTCACTTCGATGGCGGACAAAAGAACGTCGCAGCGTCGTTCACCACGGGCACGTGGCAACTCGTCCAATGGAAGTTTGATGGCTCGAACCTGAAGATCCGGGTCAACGGTGGCGCGTGGCAGACCACGCCGGGTGTCGGAAACAGCGCCGACACGACGTCGACCTTCTACTTGAGCCAGCGCTACGACGGCACGTCAGACCTGTCCGCCGATGTGCTGGAAGTCGGCCTGTTTGCGTCGGCGCAGTCCGATGCGAACGACGACAACGTTTTGTCTTACGACCGCACTCACTACGCGCTCGCCCTGACCTGAGGACACCATGGCAGAAGACGACAAGCCGCCGGAGAGGCCTACAACGAAGATTGACCAGACGGAAATCTTGAAAGGTCTCGTCAAGAACCTCACCGACTCGATGAATACGGGCTTCGCGCGCATCGAGACGAAGCTCGACGACGGCATCACCGATGTCACCAAGCGCATCATCCGACTCGAGTCCTGGAAAGAGGACGTCGATTCGCGCATGACGAAGAACAGCGAGCGCGTGCGCGGTCAGAGCGAGGTGGACGTGGCCCACGAGGCCGAGCTCGCAAAAGAGCGTTTGGCCCGCGAAGAGCTCGCCAAGGAGGTCGCGTTGACCAAGTCGAACGTCGATGTGGTCATGGCGGAGACCAAGGCTCAAACCGCCATTCTTAGCGACTTGAAGGCTGCGGGGACGGCCATTGCCAAGCATCCGCTTACTCAACTCATCGTTGTCGCGCTCAGCATCTTTCTCACCGGATGGATCGCGACGCACGGAGGCAAACCATGAATGCCGAAGAACACGAAGACCTCAAACGCGCCATGACGCTCATCTTCTTCGCGGGCGGAATCGTCGCCCTCGTCTTCCTCGTCGGAAGCGTCTGCGGATGCGCGGGCACCATGCAGGCCGACGAGTACACGGGCGCGCTCGTCGCCTGCAACAAGACGTCGAGCACGCTCGAGGAGAGCATCAAATGCGAGAACGACGTGCGTGCGCAGTTTCACCGCCCGCTACGTGACGCGGGGAAGGATTGAACCATGAGCCTGCTCGAAGACATCCCGGCGGAAGCTGTAAGCCCCGTGCTCGCACTCATCGCTGCCATCGTCCGAGTCATTCAGGCGGGCGGCGACGACGCGCGGCGCGAAGAGGCGCTCATGCAAGCCGCGGAAGATATGAAAGCCGAATTGGATAAAGCCAAGTTTGGGACATAAGGAATGAGCCGAATCCCGAATATCCCGGTGTATTGGGGCTCCACTGTCAATGGAGTATCCAAGGGCGATTGGGTTGGAGTCGACAGCTCCAATCACGATCTCGTCATCCCCGGATTCAAGATCGTCCTTGGCGCGAGCGGCGTCGACGGCGGATATGTGTCGGCTGCCAACCCGCTTCCGGTCACGTTTACCGGGGGAGGGTCAGGCGATGGCGCCATCCTGGACGGCGTTTCGGGGTCAATTAAGGCCAGCGTTCTCGATTACACCAATTCCAACCCGCTCGCGGTTCGGCTCACGGACACGAATGGCGACTACATCGCGGCGGGAGGTGGAACCCAGTACACCGAGGACGCGGCGAGCGCTGCGGACCCCACCGGCACCCAGGTAATCCTCCGGCGCCGTGACTCCCTCGCGACCGAGACGAGTGCGGATGGGGACGTCACCGCGGCAAACTGTACGGGCAAAGGGGAGCTATACGTCAAGCACGTGGACACCTTGGCAGTGTCCGCGGCCTCGCTCCCTCTTCCCACTGGTGCCGCCACGGAAGCCACCGTCGCCACGCTCCTGACCCTCGCAGGCTTCCAAGCGCGCATCAACACGCTCGGTCAGAAGACGATGGCCAATAGCACCCCAGTGGTGCTTGCCTCGGACCAGAGCACCCTTGCCATCTCGGCCGCGTCCTTGCCCCTGCCCACGGGAGCGGCGACAGAGGCCACGCTTGCGACCATGCTCACGCTCGCAGGCTTCCAGGCGAGGATCAACACCCTTGGGCAGAAGACCATGGCGAACAGTACGCCGGTCGTTCTCGCGTCCGACCAAAGCACGCTTCCAACGAAAGAGACGCGCTCGGGCACGTCCGCGGTGACGAGCGTGGCTGGTAGCGCGTCCAGCGTGTCTATCCTGGCGAGTAACGCGAATCGGCTCGGAGCCACGGTCTACAACGATTCGACGGCGATTCTGTACCTAAAGCTCGGGGCGACGGCGTCCACGTCCAGCTTTACGACGAAGCTATTCCCCGAAGACTACTACGAGGTACCTGCAAACTACACCGGTGCCATCGATGGCATCTGGGCGTCTGCCACGGGCAACGCACGAATCACGGAGCTCACCTAATGCCGCTCGTACGTCGCACGGTCATCCAAGACGAAGGCGTCCAGCAAGGCGCCGTGAATACCGTCAACTTCGTGGGCGCCGGTGTGACCGCCTCAGTGGCGGGGGGCGTGGCGACCGCGACTATCTCCGGTGGTGGTGGCGGCTCGGCGACGATTACCGAAGTGGAAGTCGACGTTGGCACGCTGCCCGTTTACGAGACGTCTGTATCGGTCACCGACGCGACGGTGTCGGGGACGTCGAAGGTGTTGATTGTTCAGTCCGGCGCAGCGGCAACAGGGCGCCAGGCGGACGAGAACGAAATGGACGGTCTTGACGTGAGCGCCACCCCCGCGGCGGGCAGCTTCACGGCAAGAATCTGCGCGAGGCCCGGGCCAATCACAGGCAAATACAAGCTCCTCTACATGGTGGGGTAGGAACATGGCGATCATTCAAAGCGGCGCAACTTCGGATCAGTTGACGGTAGACCCCACATCCAAGGCGGCGCGCGTCACCATCTACGACGCAAGCGGCAACGCTATCAGCGGCGCGACAGACCGCGGGGCCGTGGCCGAGACCGCCGGTGGCGTGATGCTCGCCGGCAAGGACTACAAGCTGTCGAGGACCCTGAGGGCGTCGACTACTGGCACGCTCCGAACGAGCGACGACTCGCTGTTTCTGTACGACGCGTTCGAGGGGACAACCCGAAACCAGAACGTGTGGGTTGAGACGGCGACTACAATGGTAAGCGCGCAGACCACGGCGGTGGGTCTCACGCTCAATAACGCAAGCACGTTGACGACAACGACTGGCATTCTCGAGTCGTCACACCGGGCGATTCCGCTCATCCCTCGCGCGGGCCTGGTCTTCCGCGCGCACCTTAGGGCATTGGGGGCGACGAACTGCGTCGAAGAATGGGGGTTCTCGAACCAGACCTCGGCGACGACCGCGTTGCACAATAACGGCGCGTTCTTCCGAAGGGACTCCGCGGGCTCGCTACAGCCGGTGCTTGCGTTCAACGGAACGGAGACGCAGGGCTCGGTGATGAGCGGCCCGGCAACGACAGACTACGCCTGGTATGAGGTCTTTCTCGAGGACGGCCGCGCGCTTTTTCAGGTGTTCAGCGCCACGGGCGCGCTTTTGGCTTCACAAGCAATGGAGATCGGAGCCAGCGGCGCCGGCGGGGGGTCGACCACGCAAGCGCGCATGTTTGCCGTCACGCACATCAACGCATTCTTCCGCGTGCTCAACACGGGCGCGGCGGGCACGGCGCCTCAGATCATCGTCAACCAGGCCGCGGTCTACGTCGTCGACTCGGTCTCGCAACGCGACTGGCTCACGAGCCTGAGTGGCATGGGCTACAACGCCGTCACGTCGCCGACGACGTATGCGCAGACTGCGAACTACACGAACAACACCGCGCCCACTGCGAGGACGCTTAGCAACACGGCGGCGGCGGAGACGACCCTTGGCGGGCTTGTCCGCGCGAACAGCATCGCCGGAGGTACGACAGACCTCATTCTATTTGGCTTTCAGGTTCCGAGCCCCTACACGTTCTACTTCACGGGCATCCGCATCCCGGCGCCTCTGAACGAGGTCGTAGCGGTAGCGACAACGGCGACCATCTTCACCTACTTCATGGCGTTCAACTCGTCGGCAGTGTCCCTCGCGACGGGTGCGCCATACGCCCCGCGGTTTGTGGCCTTGGGCGGCGTGCATAGCGCCGCGGTTGCGGTCGCGGCCAACGTTCAATTCTCGGGTGCGGACGTCGTCTGGCAGCCGAAGATGCCGATCGCGGTACAGCCCGGCAAGTTCCTCCACATCGGGTGCCGCGAGCTCGTGGGCACCGCGACTGCGACCGAAACCTACCAATGGGCTATCGCCGTAGAAGGCTACTTCGAGTAGCGGGAGGGCGTCATGATTCTAGGCGTCGACGTCTCTGCATTGCAGGGTGTGATTGACTGGGCACGCGTCGCCGCCGCTGGCGTCAGGTTTGCCTATCTCCGGTGCACCATCGGCAACGAGCCCAAGCAGAACGACACCCGCTTTGCCATCAACGTGAAGGGATGCCGTGAGGCGGGCATTTACCCCGGCGCGTATCACTTCGCGTTTCCGCTTGCGACCGGCGCCGGCAACTCTCCAGCCGACCAAGCTCGGCGCGCCTACGTGCAGGCAGATACGCTTGGATCCCAGAAAGGCGAGCTGCCGCCGTCGCTTGATATCGAGTGGCCCCCACCGCACCAGTGGGCGAAATGGGGCGTGACGGCGCAAAGCATCGCAGGGTGGACGCGCGCCTACCTCACGGAAGCCGAGCGCCTCTGGGGTCGAAAGCCCGTGGTCTACACGTATCCATGGTTTTGGCAGTCGGTGCTTGCGGGTACCGATAACATCGAATGGGCCGCGGAGTATCCGCTGTGGATGGCGAGGTATTTGAGCCCTAACGACTGGATGCCGGTGAAGGACGCAAGCGGCCCGCCCAAGCCGTGGACGCATTCGGCGATTTGGCAGTTCGCGGCGGATGGATCCAATGTACGTATCCCCGGGATTGGTACCGTGGTCGACCGCGACGTGTTTCTTGGCGAACTGTCGGACCTTCGCCGGTTCTGCGGCATCGACCCGGAAGCCGTGACAGAGCCGGAGCTTCCCCCGTGTCCCGACAGCACGCCGACGACCGCGGCGGACATGCCGACGATTCTGCCTCAGCCCGCGGAGCTCATCGAGGGCGCGATTGCGGAGTATCGGAAGGAGCGGGACGAGGAAGGCTGATGTAGATAGTTTTCAGAAACTATCCACTAGGTATCGTCTGCGGAGTCAATGTCCGCGGGCTTGCCGCAGGAGATCAACTGCTTGGCCAATCGCTCGACCTCGCGAGTCACATAGGGCACATCGCGATACTGGTTGAAGCCGCCTGGCATGCTTCGAAGGTTGCCTAGGTACGGCGCGTAATCGGACGGATGCCAGTCGCCGGAATGAGCGCAATCGAAGCCGAACCACCACACGTCATCCGGCTCCCCGGGCTTGGGCACGTGGCAGATGTTGCCGCTGCACTTGCCGGAGTAGGTGAGCCCGCCGTGGACGTTGATCTCCCCTTCCGGCGACTTGGGGTAATCACCAGCGTTGTACTCCACCCCGTGATACGGATGCCCCGGCGGCACGGCGACGTATCCGCAGAGATGACCCGACCTCGTGCGCAGAATCAGGCCAGGTAGTCCGGCTTCCGTCGTCCAATCGACACGGTCGGGCTCGGTCATCCACGGGCCTTCCGGCCACCAATCGGGACGCTCGACACGGTATTCGGTCGGGTCGCTCATCGCTTCGTTGCTCCTCTACTCATCTGCGGTTTCAACATCCTTAGGCTAGTTCCACGGCGCCTCGGCAGGGTTCTCGCCGAGCAACTGAGCAGCCCACAAGCACAGATCCGCGCCCATCTGTTGCCCGCCGTTGTTGATGGTTCGTCCAGTGGCAGTGATGAAGAGCTCCGCCACGCGACCCCACGAGCATCCGAGATCCACGCGCAGAACCCGGATCCACTTGGCTTCGTTCTCATTGATCGGAATCATCCGTCATTCCTCCTCAGTGCTACGGGTCTCGTCTCCGCGGATGCGGAACGGTGGACGGTTCGCGTACTCCTCCAAGACCGCCTCTTCTGCTTGCTCTCGTTTTCCGTCTCGGAGCAATTGAACAGTCGCTTGCAAGTACGCCGCGCGACCCCTCCACCACTGGACCGCACGTCTCAGCTTTCGCTCGTCGCATCGGCACCCACCGTTAGTCGCCACGCCGTCCGCGTACGCGACGACGCACGAGTTATCGCAGGCAATGAAAGGGATCTCGGCGGGCTCATCGCGCATGCGTTCTATCTGCTCGCGTAGCATTCGGTTGATTCGTTCGAGGTGCTCTACCTGCGGATTCTTGCGTGCCATGTTGCGCTTACGCCCTCCGTCGCTTTTTCGCATAGATGTCGCGCATCACCTTCGCAAACGCAGGGCCCTTTGACTGACGACCCTTTGCGACCTTGTCGGCCACGTTGTCTGAATGTGTGCCCAAAAACAGGTGCTCGGGCCGAACGCATTTCGGGTTGTCGCACTTGTGGCAGACGATCAGCCCCTCGGGGATAGGCCCGTTGTGCATCTCCCAGGAGACTCGGTGTGCACGCAGCGTCTTGCCGTCTTTGCCAATGGTCCCATAGCCGCGCCCTTTACTCTGCTCTGCCCCGATCCAGTTCCAGCATCCCGACGTCTTTTGAACGTTAGGCCAGAAGCGGTCCTCCAGCGTTGGACGGAAGAGGTGTCGAGGGTTTGCACACATCGAGAAGCCGCAAACGTTGAATACCTTGCTGTTCGGTTCCGGGTGGGGAGGGTTCGCGAGTTCCCAGGCCACGCGCCGAAAGCTCACGTTGGACGTGCTGGTGATCGCGACCTGCTCCGACGCAAGCCACGGCCAGCACTCATCTGGCCCGCGCTTGTCGACCTTCGACCAAAACCGCTCCTCTAAGGTCTTGCGCTTGCTCATGTGTGCTTTGCCGCCTTACACCGTTGGTTCGTCATGGGTTCAACGCCCTCCAGGCGATTCGCTTGCAAGCGTCGTCGCAGCCGGGCCCGTACTTGCTATGGCATGCGCCGTCCCCCAATTCTTCTAGGGCCGATGCGAACCGATCCCGTTCGCTCTTCAGTCGCTTGATCTCATCTCGGAGCGTCCACGCATCGGCCAGCTGCGCTTTCGGGTCGACTCCGAGGAACTCGCACATCTCCCCGATCTGCCCGCAGACCTGGTTCCACATATCCCGGTAGTTCGAATCCGCGGCAGCGGCCCCCGCACGTAGCTCGGCCAGGTATGACAGCGCGGCGTCGAGATCTTCCGAGGCCACCCAGTACTCCCGGGCACTCCGGATGTGCGCCTCGATAAAGTCGAGCGTTCCAAGCTTCGCCATCACTTCTCACCCCCATCCGCGGATTTGTTCAGTTTGGGTTTCCTGCGCTTTGTCCGCTGCCTGCGATGGTGCTCGGCGTCATGCTGGCGAGCGTAGAAGCTATCTCCGCAGTTGCCGTGCATGTCCCCGGCGTGACCCCATGCGAGGTCGCAAGCCGCGTACCCGAGAGAGCCTCCTGCTGCCTGAATTCCGCACTGCTTAGTCATCACTCCTCACGCCACGCTTCACCGAGAATCTCTCGATGTAGCGCTCCGAGCTTGTCGCCGTTCTCACTGCGGGCAATCTCGCCGAACAGCGCGACGACCCAGACCTTCGCCCCCTTCCACGCGGATACCTTCGTCGTCGCGTGAAGCGCGCGAGCGCCGCAAAGTTCTAGCGGTCCGGGGATCTTCTCGACGTCGCCGGTTTTGCGCGCCCCGCCCCTGCCACCGTTCGAAGGCGTGCCGTCGAGATTCGAGCGCCAGAATGCCAGCGTGGCGCCTTCCTTCTGAACTTCCTTGAGTCGCTTCTGCTGAGAGTCAGTCCAACGGGTTGAGAGGTAAGGGATCGTCGCAAGACGATATTCGTCCCCGTACCCGTACCCGTCCCCGTCCCCGTCCCCGTACCCGTACCCGTACCCGTACCCGTACCCGTCCCCGTCCCCGTCCCCGTCCCCGTACCCGTACCCGGACATCCAGTCTTGGATATCTCCTCGAAGGACGACTATTTCCACGGCTGACTCTCCCAAGCCGCGACCGCTTCCGGCGTGCACTCGAGGACAGCGGTGATGCTGCGAAGCGTGATGTCAGCGGGCGGTCCGATCTTGCAACTCGCGGACGGACCCTTCGCCGCAAGCCCCATGAAGCCTTTGCAGTCGGCGGACCAGTAGACGCAGAGTTGCGCTTTCCTGAGTGCAATCGTCTCGCCGTCCGTGTCCTTGGCCCAGCCAAAGAACACGCCACGATGCGCGGTCGTCACGATAACAGGACGCTCGGAATTCCTAACCAATGCCTTTTTCTTCACTCTCGTTCTCCTTTACTTAGGTTGCGCGGGTGTGCTCCGTAGCTCTGCGAGTGCGCGCTCCGCCTTCTCCGCCCGCTGCCTCCAGTCGTAGACCTCGGCCTTGAGCTTCTTGAGCTCCGCGTCGATGGCGTTGAACGCGTCGAGCACCGCCACGAGCTTCGGGTCCATCGGATCACTCATCGTCATCTCCGAAGATGCCGCGCATCAGACGATCGACCATGACGCGCGGGCAGCGTTGCCTCTGGTGCGTGGTCGAGCGGCACACGCTGCAGTGCCGCCCTGGAGCGAGCGTCTTGCCCTCGACCCTGCGCGCGTACCGACGCCGATCTGCAGCTCGCTTCGCCAAGCTGTGCCGTGCACACCGAAGCTCGTCGCCGGTGATGGGCTCGCCGCAGTTCACGCACTGCCCGGCGAGCTTGCGGTCCATGTGGAGGGTCACAGCCACCATGCTCCATCCGCGCTCCACCGCGCGCGGTACACCGGATCGACGACCGTGACCTCGCCATCCACGAGCCAGCAGCCGTCTGCGTCGGCGTGAGGCCCTGCATGGTCCGCCTCCGTGTGGAGGCACATGCGCGCGATGCCGTCGTGCTCGTAGCGCTCGAGGCAGCCGGACATCACGACGCGGCCTCTTGCGCTCCGATGGCGAGATCGAGCACTGCCTCGCGGGACTCTTCGCCGTTGACGGCCGAATATCCGGCGGCATGACGTTGCGCGAACATGCGCTCCGCAACGCGGGCGAGGGGAGTGCCCCGCGTGGCGCCCAGGCTCCGGAGTTCGAACAGCAGCGCATCGAGAGCTCGCTCTGCTTCCTCGTAGGTGAGGAATGGACTGCCTTCGATGTCCTCGCGCACGCCAGGCTTGAACGACAGGCGCGCACGGAAGCGGCCGTCGCGAGTCTTCTCAATCGTGCCGGTGCCCTTGGGTCTGCGCTTCATGCTTGAATCCCTCGCCTGCGAAGCATCTTACGAGCGCGCATCCTGTCGAGTTCTGAAGGCTCGCGCAACGGTGCGGGGAACGACCGCGCACGCTTGCGGCGCTTTTTAGACTCCTCCGCCTCACCTTCCGCCTCGATGGCATCGGCAAGTGCGCGAAGCTCGGCTGCAATGCGTGCGCGGTCCATGACTCAGAATGGCAACTTCTCTACGGGCCCGGACACAAGCGCAGGCCTCGGAGTGGCGCTCGTCTCTTTGCCTCCGGAGCCGAGCTCGAGATCATCGGCACGGCAGGTGAGTCCGAACTTCTTCTGTCCGTTATGCTCGTACTCTCGGACGTAGACCGTCCCTCGCACGGTCACGTACTTGCCCTTCGTGACATACCCCGCCACTTTCGTGGCGCGCTGTCCCCAAAAGCTGCACTCCACCCAATCGGTAACCTCTTCGCCCTTGGCGTAGCGCCGCGATGCGATTGAGAAGTTCAGTACCGGCGTGCCGTCAGAATCTCCGAGACGCGCGTCGCTTCCAACGTTTCCACTTACTGTCGCTGAAATCATCGTCATGCTCCTTCGTTATGTTGCACTCACGTTCCACGCCGGACAGTCCCGACGTGCGTCGCACTTCCAACATGCATCCGTGCGCACGGGCTCCGCCGTGGGGAGCTTGCGCAGGACGCGGGAGATCTTCCCCGCCTCCGCGTCCAACTTGTTCGCGTCGAGCGTCTCCCACTCGGGCTCGTCACACTTCGTCTTGCGCGGGTAGAGATACCCCACGCGCACCTCGTTCTCCTTGTAGATCCTGGAGAGGGCCACCGCCTGGGCCGCAAGCTGAGAGGGGCTCGTGTACTCCTTCTTCCCCGTCTTCACGTCCACGACCTCAAGGACGCCGTCGACGCCACGGAGGACCAAGTCACCGGTGCCGGGAAGAACGTGCGCCGGGACGTCGTCGTACCCTGGCTCGCCGCGCTTGGGGCCGAAGGCGGCAGTGTCCGTGCGTGTGTCGTAACGCATTCCAAACTCGCACTTGATGAGGCGCGAGCGCCGTGGGTTTACCCAAGAGAGAAGCTGGTCGTAGATCCGCTTTGCGTCGACGAGCTCGTGCGGGTCGACGTTCTCTCGGACGATGCTCACGTTGTTTAGGTCCGCTTCGAGCAGGCCGTGGACGAGCGTGCCGATACGTGTTGCGGGGTAGATCTCGCGCGGGGCCTTCGGGACGTCCTTGCGGAAGCCGTAGGCGCACACGTGTGCGAGATCCATCTTGGACATAGAGAGATCGTGACTCACGACGCCCCGAGGTTCTTTTTCAGCTCGTCCTTGGTTGCGGTGATCGCCGCCACAACGTCCGACGGGGGGCATAGCTTGGCCACGTCCTCGGTCACTTCGGCCCACGCTTCGAGCAACCCCCCGGCGCCTCCCTTCGCGCCGTTACGAAGCACGCTCTGTTGACGACTGAGCCACTGTGGCCACAGGCTTTCGACGCTTGCCGCAAGGGCGGACTCGAGGGGTGTTGCGGCCGGTTGCGGCGCTGGGTTCGTCTGCGCCTCGGCGCCGTCGTTCAGCCAGTTGATCAGAACGTCGGCAACGTCCTTGCCGGGGAGTTTGAACATCTTCCCGTCGAGCGCGCTGCACCGCGTCTTGCTTACGGTCATGGCGTGGTTCTCGTGCATGTCGGCAACCACGGTGAACTCATACTCCATGCCCTTGCGTTGCACCGGTTCGAGGCCCTTCTTGACGGGCACCTTCTTGCCTCGTTCGTTCTCTTCGAGAACCCATTCCGTTTTCACCCGCATGGTCACGATGATGTGAAGCGGCGAACGGAGAATCGCGTCTACCATCGCGTTGTGAATTGGTGTGACCTCGCGCCACGCGGTGAACGTGTTTCGTGCGGAGGACTTCGCGGCCACCGTGTCCGCCATCTCAAGCGCGCCGCCAGACCCTGTCCACGCATGGGTGAGCGAGTCGATGACGAGGACGTCATAGCCCGCGGTCTCTGCGGCGTGGATCGCGTCGATGTACTTCTGAGGTTCGAACGAGTCGAGCTCTAGAACGTCAAACGCAAACTTGTCTGAGTAGAGCGAGGCGCTTCCGCGTTCGGTGTCGATGACGGCGACGCGCTTGCCGAGGTTGGTTCCGATCGCAAGAGCCGTGTACGTCTTTCCGTAGCCCGAGGGGCTCATCAGCGCGAGGCGTAGCTTGCTCTTTTTCTTTGTTGCCTTGGTGAATTGCATCGTCATACTCCTTCTGTGTGGGCGCGGTTTGCGATCGCCTGAAGTTCTTTCACTGCCTCGGTTGCGCTGTGCAACTCGTCGAGCAGGTCACCGTTCTCGCGGGCGAGTCGTGCGTTCTCGAGTTGCAGCCAGTGGTTGTCGACAGCGAGGTTTGCCATCTTGGCGCGGAGCTCCTCAAGAGTTGCCTCGAAGGACATGTCGAGCGGTGCTTTCGTGGTGGTGCTCATTGCCTCCCCCGGATGGCTTGGCATTCGAGATCTGTAACCTTGGCCTTCGGATCAATCACCGGAGTCATCACCCCGCGGGGGGCGTGACCAAGTCCGAACACATGGCCGAGCTCGTGAGCGAAGATGACCGGCGAGGCGGTGTGACTGATGTAGCGGATGGAGTGCCCGTCGACTTCTCCGATCTCGTCCGCAGGGAGTGACTCCCAAAACTCCACACGGTACGCGTCGCCCGTGGCAGGCCCGACATGCACGGACACCTCGAGACCGCATTGCCGCCACTCGGCTGCAGCAGCCTCCACGGAGGGAACGATCGCAGCATCGTCCACGGCAAGCGAGATGCTCGTCCGCGGCTCGGTGTGCGCAGCGCACGACGCGAGCAGGAGGAAGAGGGTAGCAACGGCTTTCATCGCTGCACCCTCTCGGCGCGGGCTGCGAGGCGGTGGAGCGTCTCGCGCGCCACAAAAGCCTCACGCGCCTCCCTCAGGGCCTCTGTGTGCGGACCCGCAACCCAGCCACCGACGCGGCCGCCGATGCCGGACCAGTGGTGGCCAGCGAGACCGTCGAACGTCGCAGGCCACGTCTTGACCCAGTAGACGGACGCGCCCACATGCAGCTCGTGAGTGGACTTCACTGCGCCGCCTCCAGGAAGTCGTCGCGCAGCGCCACGTCGAGCACCGCGTCGACGTCGCTCGCGCACATCGCCCGCGTCGTGCGGATGATGTCGCGCACACGGCGCACCTCAAGGAGACAGTCGCGCTCGCGGTCGAAGCCAGGGCCGTCCTCTTGACGGTACCGGCGCGCCCACTTCAGTGCGTTGCGGGCCGCCTGATACCAGCCCCTCAAAGCTTTGATCTGCTTTGCCTTGAACACGAGCACGGCGCACTCAGGGCCGCACGGCTCTGCGTCGTTGTCCCCGGTGCAGATGGGGCATTCCACGCACACCTCGTCGTCGCTCTCCGGTGCTGTCATTTTCCAATCGTCGTAACTCATACACCCATTATTGCCAACCGGTAGGAAGTTGTCAACTGGCAATTCTTCCCGTGTGTCGTTTTTATTTCTCCGATTGACGGTTGACAACTTCCGCGGGGTTGGGATACTTGGGGGCATGGCACGAGGCCGCAAGGGGAGCCGCAATGGATCCCTGCTGTTAGAGGCAAAGCTCGGGGAGCTTGGGGTCACCCAGGCGGACCTAAGCAAGCGGCTTGGGGTGTCAACTGGGGCTGTAAGTCGCTGGATCTCCGGAGACCGGCGGCCCACGCTTGCCATGGCGTTTCGGATGGAAAACGAGCTTGGGATCCCAGCGGAACTCTGGATTTCGGCGTAGAAAGGACAGCATGATCTCCGTAACCCCGCGAACGCGGTTTTACAGATTTCAAGCACTTGTCACGTTTCTCGCGTTGACATGTATCGCGGTGTCGGTGCTACTTGCGGCGCACCTGTTCGGGTGGCCGCGGTGACACCACCGAAGGACCGCGCGCGGATGCAGGCTCGCTACCAGCGCTTGCGTGAGGCGGGTCTCTGCGTGGACTGCGCTGGCAGTGGTCGCCCGAGCCTCGCGCGGTGTCTCGGGTGTGAGCAGAAGCGCTCAGCGCGAAGGAGGGCACAACGCTGACTTGGCTTGGGAGAGCTTCGTAGGGGACGTGGGTGACGAGGCCGGCAGAGATGCCGGCTTCTTTTTGGCCTTGGGTACTGCGCATCCGTGCGCGTGAGGACTGCCACGCGGCAGTAAGTCCGAGGCGGAGAGGTAGCGATGAGTAAGAAGTCGATGCGAACGCTAGAGTGGAACGGGCAGAAGGCCTTCGGGTACAGCCCGCCGAAGGACCAGCCGGAGTCGGAGCTGCTCGCGCACTCGATGGCGATGCTCGCGGTGATGCCGGACGTGCACGTCATGCGCAACAACGTGGGCGTCGCGAAGTTCGGCAAGCGCTGGGTGCGCTACGGCCTAGGCAAGGGCAGCGCGGACATCATTGCGATCGTCGGACCTCGCGGGAAGTTCACGAGCATCGAACTGAAACGAGAGAAGGGCCAGCTCGAGGAAGACCAGGAGCGCTGGGTGCAGCGCGTGCGGCAGCTCGGCGGCATTGCGGGGCGCGCGGAGAATCTCGAGCAGGTCGCAGCCCTCATCGAAGAAGCGCGGCGGGCACCATGAAGCACGGTCACGCCTGCGTGCGGACGCGCGGCCTCACGCGCGAATACAAGTCGTGGCTCGCCATGCGCCGGCGGTGCACCGAGCCTCGAAACGCAAGCTACGTACGCTACGGAGGCCGAGGTATTCGCGTTTGCGAGCGATGGGAGAACTCGTTCACCGCGTTCCTTGCAGACGTCGGAGAGGCTCCCGGATGGACGTATCAGATCGACCGAATAGATCCGGAGGGGCACTACGAGCCGGGGAACGTTCGATGGGCGACCCCGGAAGAGAACAGGAGGACGAAGCGCAATCGCCGGTGGATTGTGTGGGGTGGCGCACGCCGGCTCTTGATTGAGGTGTGCAAAGAACAAGGCATCCATCATGGGGTGGTAACGGAGCGCCTTCGGCTCGGATGGAGCGTCGGGGAGGCCGTCACGACTCCGAACGCGGGTCGGCATCGATCGCGGGACCCCATCCTGAGAGCGCTTCAGGCCTGCGCTCACGACCGCGGCAAGATCTGGTCGATGATTGCGAAACGAATCAAGCGAGGGTGGACCGTGTCAGAAGCCTTTCACGGTCGCCCACGGCCGCCGAACCCGACAGGGCCTGATGGTCGCTTCCTGAAAGCTCGGAGGCTGCCATGAGCGCCGAGAGTGATGCCGCGTGGGACGCGTATGAGGCCGAGTGGGCGGCGGCCGCGGAGCGTGCGATGGCGAAGACCAAGCGTCGCGCGGAGCTTGCAGCGATTCGGAAGCTCTTCGGAGATCAGATCCAGATGCGTGCGCGTCTGCTCGAGAACGCCGAGCGCACGATGCTCGCATCGGTGGCGGAGGTGAAGCGACGACAGGCCGAGCTCGACGACGCAGCTACGGCCTTGGAGCAAGCGTGCCGGTGGACAGCGTGGGAGGTGGAGGGTGGCTGACTCCATCTTTGACAACGTGCTGGAGTTCGCGGAGCGGCAGAAGTCGGAGAAGCGCATGAAGGCAGCCGCAGAGTGGAACCTCTTGGGGATCTCCGAACTCTCGGAGCCCCTGCCTCCTGTTCCCTGGCTCTGTGAAGGGCTTGGGCTTGCGCCAGGGGCAGCGACGCTTGTGGCCGGATACGGCTACTCCCGAAAGACGATGGCCATGCAGAGCCTTGGGCTGAGTGTGGCGCTCGGAAAGGCTGCGTGGGGTGTACATGCCGTCCGCAAGGGACGCGTGGTGCACCTCGACTACGAACAAGGCAGGCGGCTCACTCAGGAGCGTTACCAGCGCCTGGCGAGGGGGATGGGGTTCGACCTTCGGGATCTTCCGGAGGGCTCGCTTCAGGTCGCCAGCATGCCGCGCGTGTACCTGCAGACGCAGGAAGCGATCGATGCGCTTCTGCCCATCGTCGATGGTGCCGCGTTCGTCCTCATCGACTCACTACGTGCGGCGTTTCCGAAGGCGGATGAGAACTCGTCCGACGTGCGGAGCTACTTGGACGCACTCAACCATCTAAGTGAGCGAACAGGCGCAGCAAATACGGTCATCCATCATGCTCGAAAGCCATCCGCGCAGCAGGGCGGGACGGCAACCCATGCGATTCGCGGAAGCAGTGCGCTGTTCGATGCGTGCCAGAGCGTCTATGTGTTCGAAGGCGAGAAGGACACGCCGACGAGGGTGCACCATCAGAAAGATCGCATTCGTGGCGCTACGTGCGACCTGTTCGGGCTTACAAGCGTCGATATACCCGGACCTGGCGGAGAGCGCGAAGGGCTCTTGGTGAAGCACCTGGAGGCCGAGCAGCTTGAGCGGTGGGAAGCCACCGCGGAAGAACGCAAGTCGGACGGAGTCTTTGTGAAAGTATCTCGGCTCGTTCGGGAGCAGATGGTGAAGAGCGGTGGGCGCTTCGCCGGGGGCGTGAATCTCCTCCGCGAGCTCTGTGGCGTGAAGAAGGACGCCCTCAACCTGACGCTTGCCAAGATGATCGCGAACGGTGAACTGCGGCGAGAGGGTACCTACCACCACCCCGAGTACATCCTGGTAAGCCAGTGACTATCCGGTCCGGGACCACATCAAGACCAGACTGGGACCGGGTCCATAATCTATCCGGTCCCCCCCTTAAGGGGGACTGGATGGATTGATGGTGGATGTCGGGTCCGGACTCGATGCATATCGCCTTGCAACTGCGACTGAGAAAACGGAGAACTTGAAGGATGGGACGACCGACGAAACTGGATGAGGTCACCGCACAACGCATTGTGAATGCGATCCGTGTCGGAGCTCCGTGGACCATCGCTTGTCGGGCCGCCGGCATCGACAAGGCGACAGCGATGCGCTGGAAGGCTCGAGGGCGGGCCGGGGAGGCACCTTACAGCGACTTTTGCGACCGCGTGAGGGTGGCGGAGGCGGAGTGCCTGCTAGGCCATCTGGAGGTCGTCCAGGAGGCAGCAAACAAGGGTGACCTTAGGGCGTCCCAGTGGTTCATCGAACGGAGGGCCGCGCACTGGTTCGCGCCTCGCAAACCTGAGGCCCAGGCTGACGCACCGATGACCGAGGAGGAGGCGCGCAAGGTGCTCGAAGAGGCCGCGGAGTGGGCGAAGAAGACGGGCTAAGTCAAAGCGAAAAGGCGATCCTACTTTCCGCGGTCGTCCGGGTGGTCGTAGGTCCACGGGTCATCAAGAGAGCCGTCAAGCAGGAGAAAAAGAAGGCGATGCGCGGCGCGGGCGGTCTCTGGATCTCTCGATTCGTCAGGACACTCAGCAAGCCGCGAGAGCCGTCTACGTAGCTCTTTGCGTGCTCGAAACGGAAGCCAGCCTTTGTGCTGGCGAATGCGCATGCCCCGAGCCACGGCAGCCTTCCAGTCGGTGATACACATTAGCCTTCCCACCACTCGCCGGAGATCTCCCGTTCGACTTCCTGCTCCCGCTGCTCCAGAAGACGATCCTCCGTTGCCTTGACGTGTTGCGCCATGGTCGGAGGTGGAGGCGGTGGGCTCTCGTGGTACGCGCTCGCGGCACGCCAGGCGTACAGCGTCGCATCGGCCGCGTGATTGTCGAAGCCGTCGGCTTCCTTCTGCCGGTCCTCCTGCCACGGCAGGACCTGCCACTCGGCGACAAGGTCCGCGCACGCACCGGCGACGACCTTCACGCGACCTCGTTCGAGCTCCCCGTTTAGCAGCGAGATATACCCGCGCTTGTTCTGCTTATCTGCCGGCTCTACCGGGATAGCGAAGCGCTTGCGCATCTCCTCGGCGTAGGCCTTGCCGAGTCCGCCGACGTCTCCGACGATGCGCGCGAACCTGTACTTGCGTTCGAGGCGCTGGACCTCCTCGGCCATCTCCGTGGGGCCGCCCTTGAACCTGTAGGCCTCCACCACGTACACGCACGGGTCGTTGTCGCGCCAGCCGAGGACGCAAGCGCCGTTGTCGTCCACGACACCGAAGTCTAGGCCTAGGAGGTGCGTCGTGAGCGCCGGGCACGCTTGGACCGTGTTTCGACTTTCGTCGTAGGCGTAGACAAGTCCGCCCGCATCTTGGACCCATTCGCCAAGTTCGAGCTGACGCCGTGTAACGGAATCGAGGAGTGCGAGACTCTTCCGGTACTCGGCTTGGTCCAAGTGCGGATTATCTCCAAGGTTAGCAGGCACGAAACGGCGCTGAGCATCGGCACTCTGGACGAACCGTCGAAGCACCCAGTTGTGCCCGATGCCTCCAGGGTTGCTAGCAGCTCGCGATCGCAAGGGCACGTCCACCCCTGTAAGACGACGCAAGCGGGACAGGAGATAACGGTAGGGCTGCTCACTGAACTGGGTTAACTCGTCGAGCCCGATGAACTGGAGCTCTGCACCTTGATAACGGTATACGTCTTTCGCGGTATCGAGATATCCAAAACTCAGCGACGCCCCCGAGGGAAACGACCACCGCTTGTCTCGGTCGTTCCACACCGCACCGGTGCCTTGCAGCCAATCGTGCGAGCGGTCCATGATGGCGCCGGGGAGCGCTAGGTCTGCGTAGCTGCGGCGCAGGAGCAGCGCCGCGTACCCGGGGACGTGCACATACTGGAGTGCCGCCATGAGCAGCGCCGAGGACTTCCCACCGCCCGCGGCGCCACCGTAGAGGGCCTCAAGGCAGTCGAGCGCAAGGAACTCGGCCTGTCTAGCCGTCGGGGCTTGAGGACAGAACGGCCGCGGGGAGCGACGTGCCTCGGCGGCGCGAACGACCGCGAGGGCCTGACGCACACGCCGAGGGTTCGGGCTCACTTCACTTCTTCGCCTCCGCGACCATCCGCAATACGTTGCCGACTGGGATGAGCGCCGTCGGCCCGTCGTCCTTGCGGATGGACACCACGCCTTGGCTGAACTCCATGACGAAGCCGCGCGCCGCAGAGAAGTGCGTGCTTGCGTCCTGGGTTCCGGGGATGGACACGGAGCGGTCAGAGACCAGAAGCAGATCGGAAAGCTTCATCGCTTCGCTCCCTTCGGCTCAGGCTCCACAACTTCGACCGGAAACGGGTCCGGCTCTGTCACCGGTGCAACATCGGGCACCACTGCCGGCGCGAGCGCCGAGGCAATGCCCTCTTTCAGCGCGTGAAGGCCCTCATAAATGCTCAGACTGGAATCCACTTCCAGCATCTGGCCGTTGATCTCGAGTACCACCTTGCCCGGCCTTCCGCCGCGCACAATCACGTTGCTCATGCCGCCTCCAAGAACCGCCACATCGGGCGGTATTGCCACGTTTCGGGCACCGGCCAGCGCATTCCGTCCGGTGTTTCATGCGTATACAGGACCTTTTGACCGCGCAGATCATCGAGCAACGCGGTGGCGATACCCATCCGGCGCCAGCGAGGCTTGACCAACACATAGTGCAGCACCGGCCCCATCGTCGCCCGCCACGCGAGCACAATGTCCGGTTCCTCCGTGAGCGTGACGACGAGCACCGTGGACCGCGAAATCAGCTTCTTCACGATAGGCTCGTAGTCTTCGAAGTACGCCGCTCGCGACGCTTGGGCCCTAGCCTCCCGGCTTTCGGCGTAGCTTCGCAACCACGAGGACAGGATGTAATTCAGGTCCGTGGCCTGCATCGCTCGGAGCGTAATGTCGAGGGCGTCGGTCATTCGGCCGCCGCGTGCATTCCGAGGAAAGTACGAAGGCGACGGTAGTAGTCCGCAATCGCGTCGCGCTTCGTCGAGCTCTTCACCGCCGCGGGGTCGATCTCGTACACCCGAAGGGTGTTGTCGCTGACACCTATTTGCTTAGCCGCCCGCCGGAGGCTAATCCCCGCTTCGACTCGCATCGCCGCGTCGCGCATATGCGTTATCTATTCTCACTGCGCATTACGTGCTGCGCGAATATAGCGCAGTCACCTTCGCGCAGCGCATAGGAATGAGTCCAGATAGCTAATTAGTCGTGGCGGATCTGGCGGCGCTCAAAGAGCTCCATGCCTGGATGAAGGCGGAAGGGATTCCCTACGCCCGCACCGGAGACTTGGAGCTTCGCCTTGTTCCGTCCGCGCCGCCCCCCGTAGCGCTTCTTGAGCCCCCGCTGAGCGATGCGGAAGAGGAGCGGCGCTCTCTCGAGACGCTGCTCCATTCGAGCGGCGCCGACATTACGCCGTTTCTCTCGAGGCGCCCGCAATGAGCTTCCCCACCGACTCCAGGTGGTGGGTCGTCAAGGAAGGCGAAGAGCGCCGGCCGCATGAGGACGTGCTCCGTCTCGTGCGCTCGATTCGTCAGAATCAGGAATACCGCAAGCTCCAAGATCTCCTCCACGCGAGCCTGTACGGCAACCTCCCGCTGCAGGGTTTCGGGCTCGGGGCGATGGGCCAAGCGCGCCCGCTCTCGCAAAGCCGACTTTCGCTCAACGTGATCCGCAACGTAGTCGGCGCGGTCACCTCGAAGATTGCCGCGAAGAACAAGCCCAAGCCCACGTTCCTCACCGAAGAGGGCAATTACGACCTTCGCGATCAGGCCGAGAAACTGGAAAAGTTCGTCGGCGGCGTCTTCTACGAGTCCGGCGTCTATAACGCACTGACCAAGTGCTTCCGCGATGCATGCGTTTACGGGACGGGGTGTCTCAAGGTTTACGATTGCGAAGGCAGGGTCGCGGTCGACCGCGTCATTCCCTGGGAACTCGTCGTCGACGACTTCGAGGCCTTGTATGGGGAGCCCCGTAGCCTCTACCAGCGCAAGTATGTAGACAAGCTCGTACTCCGGGCGATGTACGTCGAGGACGAAGAGAAGGACATGCTTCTTGCCGCGGCTATCGACGCCGCGAAGGGCGATCCGGAAGACGCCGAGTATGCCTACCAGACCACGGCCGAGCAGGTTCTCGTCACCGAGGCCTGGCACCTGGCCGAGACGAAGAACGGGAAGGGACGCCATTGCATTGTCATCGACGGTGCGACTCTCCTTGACGAAGAGTGGGAAGGCCCCTTCCCGTTCGCCTTCCTACGATGGAGCGAGCCTGTCGCCGGCTTCTTCGGCGTAGGCCTCGCCGAAGAGCTTCGCGGCATTCAAGCGGAGATAAACAAGCTCCTCATTCAGATCCAACGCGGACACCATCTCATCGCGGGACACTACCTCGTAGAAGCGGGGAGCAAGGTCTCGTCAGGTCAGATCAACAACGACCTTGCGGCGATCGTAAAATACTCAGGCGTCGCCCCGCAGTACCTCACGCCGCAGATCATCGCCCCGGAGGTCTATTCGCATCTCTGGCAGCTATACGCGAAGGCGTTTGAAATCTCCGGCATCTCGCAGCTCAACGCCACGGGACAGAAGCCCGCGGGCCTAAACTCCGGCGCTGCGCAACGCGCATATCAGGACATTCAGACCGAACGCTTTCTCGAGGTCGGACAGTTCTACGAAGAGTTCGTTGTCGAGGTCGCGCGGCTCGTCGTCAGGTGCGCAAAGAAGATCGGCGGCTCGTATCGTGTTCGCGCGCTCGGCAAGAGCGATCTGACCACCATCGACTGGTCCGACATCGACATCGAAGAAGACCAATACGTCATCCGCGTTTACCCCACGAGTCTCATCCCGACGACGCCCGCCGGAAAGCTCGCCTGGGCCCAGGACATGATCAACTCGGGCGTCCTGCCTCCCGAGGACGTGCTCGACGTCGTCGACTTCCCGGACGTCGAGGCCTACGCGAAGCGACGCAACGCAGCGCGCCGGCTTATCGAGCGGAACGTCTCGCACATGATCAAGACGGGCGAGTTTATCTCACCGGAGCCGTTCGACGACCACAAGCTCGCGCTCCGTCTCGTCAACGAGGCGTATCACGAGGCGCGACTAAACGGTGTCCTGGAGGAGAAGCTTGAACTCCTCCGCCGCTACATGGCCGACACGGCCGATCTGAGTAAGCCGCCCGAGCCACCGCCGCTTCCGGCTCCCGCACCCATGCCGGCACCTCCGCCGATGGGTCCGCCACCACTACCCGGGCCCGCGCCCGCACCACCGATGCCGCCGCCAATGCCGGCCGCCGCCTAGAGGTCCATGTCCGCCGCTGTATCCATCCCCCAAGAAGCCCCCGCTGCTACCGGAGACACCGCCGCGCCCGTCGACGACTCGCGCGAGGCGATGGTTTCCATCATCGAGAAGGCCCGCGCCGAAGGTGCAGAGCCTGACTCTGCCGTTGAGAATGCGTCCCTCCCCCCCGTGGACGGTTCCGCAACGGCAGAGCCAGCCCCGGCACCCAAGGAGGAGAGGTTTTCCACCAAGTACATCGCGGCGCGCAAGGCCGAGATGCGCGCAGCCGAGCAGCGTAAGGCGTTCCGAGCCGAGCAAGAGGCGCTTGCGAAGGAGCGCGCAGCGCTCCAAGCCGAGAAGGAGCTCGCGGAGAAGATCCGCGCTGCGAAGGACAGCCCGTCCGACCTGCTCGCGCTCGCCGGCTTGGAGCCGAAAGACTTCCTCGAAAAGCTCGCGACCGAGCATGAGCCTCAGCAGCTTGTGGCCCGGGTTGTCGCCGCCGAGCGCGCCGCACGTGAGGAGCTCGCGAAGAAACTCGAGGCCCTCGAGGCCGCGCGCGAAGCCGACATTCAACGCTTTCGCGCTCGCGAGCTCGACACAAGCGTGCAGCGTGCGGGCGATGCGTTCGTCGAATTCGTGAACACCGAGGCCGAGAAGTACCCCCATATCCTAGACGAATTCGCCCCCGAAGAAGCCGTACGCGTGGCGCTTTCGGCTCTCGAGGAAACCGTGGGCTACGACGACAACGGTCGCCCCGTCTCTCGCTCCGAGGCCTACCGTCAAAAGTTTGGCGACTATCCGGATGACGCCGCGATTGCGGAATACCTGGATCACCTCGCCCAAGAACGTGCATCGAAGAAGAGCGCATGGCGCGCGCGTAACGGACACAGCGCCACCCACCCCAGTCAGGGCAAGCCCGGTGAGAACGCTATCGGCCGCTCGGTCAAGGCCGCAACGCCGCGCACGCTGACCAACGGGACAGCATCGCAAAAGGCGACCGCGCCCAAGGAATGGTCTCAAGAGGACGCCGACCAGGAGTCTTTGAGAATCCTAAAGCAAATGTACGCCAGCGACTGACCCGAACGGCAGCCGAGCGCGGGTGGCTTTCCACACCTGACTCGGAGTTTGCCCTATGGGAGTTTTGGATACGACCGCACTGAATGCGGTCCTAAAAGTTCAGTACACACAAAAGAAGGTCAACCTTCTTACCTATCCCGATAACCCGTTTTACGCGTTGATCTCCAAGCGCACTGACTTCGTCGGTGCCAACAAGGTCGTCGCGATTCGAAACGGAGCGCCGCAGGGCCGTGGTGCCGACTTTACGTCCGCACTCACGAACATCTCGGCGAGCGTTTACAACAAGTTCACCGTCACTCGCGTCAAGGATTACGCGTTCGGTCAGGTAACGACCGAGGCGATCCGTGCGAGCAAGAACGACGCGGGCTCGCTTGTCGACGGCCTCAAGGAAGAGGTCGACGGGGCGATTTACACCTGCATGCGGTCGCTTGCGATCGCCATGTTCAAAAACTCCGGCGGCGCGCGAGGACAGATCTCCTCGGGCTCGAACGTCGGAACGCCGACCATCACGCTCGCGAACGTCTCCGACATCGTGAACTTCGAAGTCGGAATGATTCTCAACGTCTCGGCCACGGACGGCACGAGCGGTGCGAAGCGAGCGGGCACGGTCACCATCACCGCGCTCGACCGCGACGCGGGAACACTGACCGCGTCCGGCAACTGGACCGCCGG